AGTGCAGTTTCTCTGGACTTACTGAGTCAAGCTCTTTTTCAGGTCAAGCAAGTATCAGTAACTTCTCAATGAAAGGAATTGAAAACCTCAAAGAGTATTCTAAACTGATAAAGAACTGGAAGATTACTAATCTTTCTTATGAACATATGCTTGACGGCACTTCAGATACTTTTATTTACTTAGATCCTCCGTATGATATTAGGGATAATCTATATGGTAATAAAGGAGAGATGCATAAAAAGTTTGATCATGATTTATTTGCTAAACGAATGGATTGTTGCCAATCAAAATGTTTAATTAGTTATAATTCTTCTCTTTGTGTTCGAGATCGATTTAAACAATGGGAAGCATCTACATATGAACTGACTTATACCATGAGATCCGTTGGGAATTATATGGATGACCAAAAAGATCGTGCTGAACTTTTGCTATTTAATTATGACTTATGAATTAAAGCATTATCTTAACTCTATTAATTATGATAAAGTAAATTTGATGGATGCAGATGAAGAAGCAATTCGCCAGTATCCACCATATATTATTAATCGCTGTTTATCTGGTTTCATGGATACTGTTCTGTATGCTAATGAAATGAATATGGCCTCGCATCTAGATAACAAGATGCAATATGACTTTTATATAAATACGATTAGGAAGAGAAAACGTTTCTCACCTTGGTTAAAGAAAGAGTCCTTGAAAGACCTTGAGATTGTCAAGCAATATTATGGATATAGTAATGAAAAAGCTAAAACTACTCTTGGTTTATTAACTAAAGAACAACTTGATTTTATAAAGTCAAAGCTTAATGTTGGAGGAAAAAATGATTGATACTGTAGTAAACTGGTCTGAAGAGGATATGGTAGAAGTGATTCTGAAAGAACCTGATGACTTCTTGAAAGTGAGAGAAACTTTGACAAGAATTGGTGTTGCTTCCCGCAAAGAAAAGAAGCTCTATCAATCTTGTCACATTTTTCATAAGAAAGGTAAGTATTATATTGTTCATTTTAAAGAATTATTTGCTCTTGATAGGAAAGAGACTAATCTTTCTTTAAATGATTTACAAAGAAGAAATCGGATTATTCAGTTACTTTCTGATTGGGAATTGCTTTCTGTTGTTAATCTAGATTCTATTGTTGATGTTGCACCACTTAATGAAATTAAAGTGATTGCATATAAAGATAAGGCGACATGGACACTGGAACCTAAGTATAATATTGGTAAGAAAAAAGAGGAAATGCCAAAATAAATGCCAATCAAGAAAAGATTGCCAATTTATTAAATGAAGTTGGTAATTACCCCACTGTCGGCAATCATGTAACGTTTGCGATTAGTTTACATTCCTTTGGAGAGATCTGCTTGATCTCCCATATCAAACTATTTTTAACATGTTCAGGGAGTTTTCCTTCATTAATTTTTGTAACAATTAATTGTGCTTGAAGACATGTCAGGATGAATGTTTCCATAGATTAATCTTTCTTTTATTTATTTTAAATATGCGTTGGTTAATCCCCAATTGATGAATATACCTATTATGGTGAATAATACTATACCTTTAATGATGGTCATTTTTCATTTCCTCGTTTATTTTAGAGTAATGTGAAGCCATGGTAGTAACGGTGGAATGACATCTATAAGTCTTAGAAGCCCCTCAGCAAATAAAGCAAGAACCACCGAACCGACGCACATACTAATAATACTAGCATTATAGTTGTGTTTTCTGATAGCTGCATCAATCATCTCCTGAACTTTTTCTTCCGTTACTGGTGTGTGAGACATAGTTTTGTTCTTTATAGATTTTTAATTTATTAAGTAAATGATGATATTCCTTTATCTCACTATTTTTAGACGACACACATTTTTCAGCACACAGGACGATTAAACGATTGATGTCTTTTTCTGAAAGTAAATACATGATCTACCTCGTATTTTTAACAATAGTCATAAGAATTGTACCATATTTTCGAATAGCGTCAAGATGAGGTTTCCCCCATGGTATATCAAACCACTGAACTTCTCGATTTGACATAAGAAGCATTACCGATACATATCTCACGATACTAGATCTTTATTTGTATTTAGTTTTTTGATTCGGCAAACCCAAATATTATGTTGTATTATCCCAACATAGACTTTTGAGACGATTCACTATATAATAGTGAAGGATGCCTTCGGGGTCCACATAAAAAACTCGCTTATTAAAGGAGAATCACAATGATTACCACTAGTACATTAGATCACTTTTGGAAAGAATACGCACCTCACGCTGTAGGTCTGGATGATGTTTTCAACCGGTTAGATGCTCTTTCTGGTCACAACACTAACTATCCTCCCTACAACTTAATCAAACATGACACAAGTAATTTCACTATTGAAATCGCACTTGCAGGATTTAAAGCAGACGAGATTGAAGTTTGCACTGAACAGAACATTCTCAGAGTTACCTCTACAAATGAGGAAAAAGATTCTACAAGAAATTATCTCCACAAAGGATTATCAAAAAGGAGATTCACTCGATCATGGCAATTATCTGAAGATGTAAGAGTTAGAGATGTTCTTTTTGAGGATGGACTACTTACAATTGATTTAGAAAAGATCGTTCCAGAACATCAAAAGAGAATTTCTTATGATATTCTTAAAAGAGAAAAACAACTACTTATAGAAAGTTGATAAATAAAAACAAACAGAATAAAGGGAGAAGGGCTTGACCCCTCCCTTTTTTGTGTTTATAATGGAGGTTAGTTATGCAATTTTATTACAATTTAAATCCACCTGAATATGAAGGTGAGTCTGATTTGGTTACCCTTGAAGTACCAGCAGAAATGATGGACGTTCTTTTTACATATTCCAAAGAAATTTCTAATGTAAAAAATATTCAACAAAACAAAATAGTAAAGGAAATTATTAAAGAATCTATCAAAATTATTTTAAATAAAAATTATGACCGTAAAAATCGCAAGGCTAAAAAGCGGTGAGGATATCATTGCCGAAATAAAAGAAGTTTATACTAAAGATGAAAAACTTGCAGCAATTTCTTTGCAAGATCCTTATCTGGTATCTATTATTCATGATCCAGCTAATATGTTTCATGAAGGTGATGAACCATTCAAAACTTCTAATCCAAAATTAGGATTATATCCATGGGCACCTTTATCCTCAGAAAGAACAATTTATATTGATCCGACAGAACTTTTGTGTGCCTATGATCCACAGCAACAAGTATTAGAACAGTATCAAAAATTATTGGAAGCAATTAACCATGACGGAGGAAATGATGGAGGAGGAGTTATCGACGATACTCTCGGACCCCCAGATGAAATTAATTTTACTGAAGCATCTGGACAAGTATCTGATTGGGAAGGTGACGGAGCTTGATGAAGAGCCATCAATTTTAGTTGATGGTTGTTATGAGATTGTAGAGTGTGCTGAGTATGGTTCTGATCCTGAAGATTTAGAACGTCGTGCATATTCCTTAGAAAGCAATCATTTAAAATTATCTGCTAGGAAAATTGATGAACTTGCTAGTGAAAAGGATTGGTATATTTATGAATATGCGATCTTGTGCCGCTATCCCAAATTTTCATCACAGAGAGATCTTTTCTTGACAAGTGAGGCAATTTTTACTATACTGGATCCAGAACCAGGTGTTCTGGACCTTTATCGCAAAGTTGTTGGATGAAATTTTATACAAATATTCAACAGGTATGTGATGATATTCTTTATCGTGGATTCGATCATGGCGAACGAGTTCAGTATAGAGAAGCATTTTCACCTACTCTTTTTGTTTCTTGTCCAACCAAATCAAAGTATAAAACTTTGGAAGGAAATGATGTAAAGCCGATGAAGTTTGCTGGACCTCGTGATGCACGAGAGTTCATGAAGAAGTATGAAAGTGTCCAAAACTTTGATGTTTATGGATACGAACGTTTTGTGTATCAATATATTTCGGATCAGCATCCTGATGAAGTTGATTATAATTTTAAGCGACTTGAAATCTATACGATTGACATTGAGGTGGCATCTGAAAATGGATTCCCTGATGTGCAGAGTGCTGCAGAGGAAGTCCTTTGTATCACGATGAAGAACTTGAATACCAAACGTGTGGATGTTTGGGCTACTAGGGAGTTCAATGTTCCTGAAGGTGTAAATGTTCATTATCAGTGGGAAGAACCCACAATGCTCAAGGACTTTGTTGAATTCTGGGCACAGAATACTCCTGATATTGTTACTGGATGGAACTGCTACCTATACGATATTCCATATCTCTGTCGCAGGATGGATCGTATTATCGGTGAAAAGTGGGTTAAATCACTTTCACCCTGGAACAAAGTATCTGAACGTGAAATCACCATTATGGGTAGAACCCATCTTGCCTATGATGTTATGGGTGTTTCTTGTCTGGATTATCTTGATCTCTACAGGAAATTTACTTATACCAATCAAGAATCGTATCGATTGGATCACATTGCTTTTGTTGAACTTGGGCAACGAAAGTTGGATCACTCTGAGTATGATACCTTCCGTGATTTTTATACTAAAGGTTGGCAGAAGTTTGTAGAGTACAACATCTTTGACGTAGAACTTGTGGATCGTCTGGAAGATAAGATGAAACTAATTGAACTTGCTGTTACCATGGCATACGACGCCAAGGTAAATTTTGAGGATGTATATTCTCAGGTTCGTATGTGGGATACTCTTATCTATAACTTCCTCAAGAAAGACAATATTGTTGTTCCTCCTAAGAAAGGAAGTAAGAAGGATGATAAGTATGCAGGTGCTTTTGTAAAAGAACCTAAACCAGGTTTGTATAACTGGGTAGTGAGTTTTGACTTGAACTCCCTATATCCTCACCTGATCATGCAGTACAACATCAGTCCCGAAACACTTCTGCCTACTAGACATCCTAATGCAACAGTAGATCGTCTTCTTAATCAAGAATTAGATCTTACTACTCTTGATGATGAAACGGTTTGTGCGAATGGTGCAATGTACATGACAAAGTATCAAGGATTCTTGCCCAAGATGATGCAACGTATCTATGATGACCGTATCATCTATAAGAAGAAGATGATTGCTGCAAAGCAAGAGTATGAAAAGAATCCGAGTGGAAAACTAGAGAAAGATATTGCCAAGTTTAATAATATCCAGATGGCACGTAAGATTCAATTGAACTCTGCTTATGGTGCGATTGGAAATCAATACTTCAGGTATTATAATCTTCAAAATGCTGAGGCAATTACTTTGTCTGGTCAGCTTTCGATTCGTTGGATTGAAATGAAGATGAATCAATACCTTAATAAACTTCTTAAGACTGCGGATGCTGATTATGTTATTGCTGCTGATACCGATTCTATCTACCTTAATCTTGGTCCGTTGGTGGATGTCGTATTCAAGGGAAGAGAGAAAACTGCTGAAAGTATCGTTTCGTTCCTTGATAAGGTGTGTCAAGTGGAACTTGAAAAATATATTGAAAGTTCTTACAAAGAACTGGCCGAGTATGTGAATGCTTTTGATCAAAAGATGTTCATGAAACGTGAAACGATTGCCGACAAAGGTATCTGGACGGCAAAAAAAAGATATATTCTGAATGCTTGGGACATTGAAGGTGTTCGATTCACTGAACCAAAACTGAAGATTATGGGTATTGAGGCAGTTAAATCTTCTACTCCTGCTCCATGCCGCCAAAAGATTAAAGATGCTCTTAAAGTTATCATGACCAAAACTAATGATGACTTGATTCAATTTATTGAAGAGTTTCGTGAAGAGTTTAAGAAGATGCGTCCGGATGAAATAGCTTTTCCTCGGGGGGTAAATAATTTAAGTAAATTTAGTAATCCTGCAACAATTTATGGAAAGGGTACGCCTATTCATGTTCGAGGTTCATTATTGTATAATTTCTATATCCGCAAGCATAAACTTACTAATCGATACCCTGTTATCCAGGAAGGAGAAAAGATCAAGTTTATCTTCCTCAGAACCCCGAACAAAATTAATGAAAATGTAATTGCTTTTATTCAAGAATTTCCTAAGGAATTGGGGCTTGACAAATCTATTGATTATGACCTACAATTTGAAAAGAGTTTTTTAGAACCTCTCAAAACGATTTTAGACACAATTGACTGGAAGACTGAAAAAATTAACACATTGGAGTTTTTATTCGAATGAATTTCTTACAAGATTTAGTAAAGGAAATTGACAATGAATATGCTGGACTGGTATCTGACGGGGTTGCTGCTGGGGACTGTAATTCTTTTGTTGATACAGGTAGTTATATTTTTAATGCTTTGGTATCAGGCTCGATTTACGGTGGGATCCCGTCAAACAAAATTACGGCTATTGCGGGAGAACCTTCTACTGGCAAGACTTTCTTTTGTCTGTCTGTTGTCAAACATTTTCTTGATAGTAACCCTAACGCGGGTGTTGTTTATTTTGAATCGGAGTCCGCTATTAGCAAGCAAATGATTGAGGATCGTAGGATCGATTCAAAACGAATGATTATTGTACCTGTTGTTACAGTTCAAGAATTTCGTACTCAATCACTTCGTATCGTGGATAAATATTTTGATCAGAAGGAAAAAGATCGACAACCTCTCATGTTTGTGTTAGACTCATTAGGGAATCTTTCTACAACAAAAGAGATTGAAGATTCATCTGAAGGGAAAGAAACCAGAGACATGACCAGAGCTCAGGTTACGAAATCTGTTTTCCGAGTCCTTACTTTGAAACTTGGTAAAGCAAATATTCCTATGCTGGTTACTAACCATACATATGACGTTGTGGGGGCTTATGTTCCAACTAAAGAAATGGGCGGTGGCAGTGGCCTTAAGTATGCCGCTTCTACTATTATCTACCTCTCCAAATCTAAAGAGAAAGACGGTAAAGAAGTCATCGGAAATATTATCAAGTGTAAAGCACAAAAGTCTCGCTTTACTAAAGAAAATTCCGTTGCTGAAACACGTCTTTTCTACGACACAGGACTCGACCCCTACTACGGACTCCTTGAACTTGGAGAAAAATATGGAGTCTTTGAGAGAGTTGGTAATCGCTATAAGGTCGGCGAAGCGACCGTCTATCCGAAAGCAATTCTCTCAAATCCGCAAAAATATTTCACTCCAGAGATTATGCAAGCCCTTGATGAATCGGCAGGAAAAGAATATCTATATGGACAAAGTAATGTAGTATCACGCGAGGAATATTATGCTAGCGAATGAATTAACTGATTTGATCAAAGTATATGATGATCAACTTGATATTCCATTATGTGATGAAGTAATTAATTTTTTTGAAAATAATTCAAAATTGCATCAGAGATATGATCGTGATGCAAAACCAAATTTTACTCAATTGAATATTACTGAGTATATTAGTACGGGTCAGTGCAGTGAAGATGAAAAAATAATGCACACAGAATTAACTCGTATATTCATGAGTGCAATCAGTTTGTATCAAATTGATTGTAGTATTACAGATGAAATGCCCTCACAGTGGGGATTGGAACAAATCAGAATCAAAAAATATAATCAATCTTTAGATTGTTGTAATTCCGATAAATTTGATACACTGGATCAATTTAAAGAACATGTTGACGTTGGGGATCATAATTCAGCTCGAAGATTTTTATCATTATTTTTATATCTAAATGATACAAAAGAAAGTGGTAAAACATCTTTTCCTTATTTGAATTTGCATATTGAACCGCGACCTGGTAGAATCTTAATCTTCCCACCAATGTGGATGTATCCACATGCAGGAAAACCCACTTTTGAAGCAGATAAGTACATTCTTGGAACCTATTGTCACTACTTATGATGGATAAACTGGAAGTTATTGTTCTTAAAAATCTTATATATGATGAAACTTTTTGTAGGAAAGTTCTTCCATTTATTAAATCTCAGTACTTTGAAACTCATGAAGAGCGTGTGGTTTTTGACGAGATTAATAAGTATGTCCAACAATATCAAACACAACCACCTCTCAATGCGATTGCAATTGAGTGTGAACGTAGGACTGATTTAAGTCAGGATGGATTTCAAAAGGTTCTTGATCTTTTGAAAACTTTTACCGAGGATAAGGTTGATTTTAATTGGTTGATTAATACCACTGAGAAGTGGTGTAAAGACCGAGCTGTATATCTTTCCCTTCTAGAGTCTATCAAGATTGCTGATGGTAAAGATAAAACTAAAAGTAGAGATGCAATTCCTAGTATTCTTTCTGAAGCATTAGGAGTTTGCTTTGATGAGCATGTAGGACATGATTACATTGAAGATTTTGAAAGTCGCTATGATTTCTATCATCGTAAAGAGGAAAAACTTCCCTTTGATTTGGAGTTTTTTAACAGGATCACCAAGGGTGGTTTACCTTGCAAGACCCTTAATATTGCCTTGGCAGGAACAGGTGTGGGTAAGTCTCTCTTCATGTGTCACGTTGCTGCATCATCCCTTCTCCAAGGTAAGAATGTTTTGTACATTACTTTGGAAATGGCAGAAGAAAGAATCGCAGAAAGAATCGATGCCAACTTGCTGAACATTAACATTCAGCAACTTCAGGATCTACCCAAACAAATGTATGAAACTAAGATTCTTAAGATTGCTCAAAAGACTGTGGGTAAACTCATCATTAAGGAATATCCCACAGCATCCGCACACGCAGGACACTTTAACTCTCTTCTCAATGAACTTGCTCTAAAGAAAGGATTTAAACCAGATATTATCTTTATTGATTATCTAAATATCTGCAGCAGTTCACGGTACAAAGGAACGATTGTTAATTCATACACATTTGTTAAGGCGATTGCAGAAGAACTACGAGGGTTGGCTGTGGAGTTCAATGTCCCTATCGTTAGTGCTACTCAAACTACTCGTTCAGGTTATAGTAGCACTGATGTTGACCTCACTGATACTTCTGAATCCTTTGGTCTTCCTGCTACTGCCGATCTTATGTTTGCTCTTATATCAACCGAGGAGCTAGAACAGTCAAATCAGATACTTGTCAAACAACTTAAAAACAGGTATAATGATCCTACGATGAACAAACGTTTTATCATCGGTATTGACAGAGCAAAGATGAGGTTGTATGATGTAGATCAATCTGCTCAAACTGATCTTGTTAATTCGGGGCAAGATCTAGATGAGGAACCCGAAGATATATTCAAAGGTAAAACTCGTAAAAATTTCGCTGACTTTAAGTATTGAGGTAATTTATGACTAAAAAAGCACAAGGATTTGGTTCTTCCGTTTCTTCAGAAGATGAAAATTTAACCGAAGAAGAGCGCCGTCAAAAAAATGAAGTTGATACTAATAAATATCTTGAATTTGTTGATTTTGTAACCAGTGATGCAACGAAAAATTTTGATACATTTGTGCATCGTCTTGCGGAAATTCATGAAGCATCTGAAGGTCGAATTGGTATTCAACGTTTGCTAACTGCAGCTGTCGGCATCAATTCTGAAGGTGGTGAGTTTATGGAAATTGTTAAAAAAATTATTTTCCAGGGCAAACCTATGAATGAAGATAATCGTCAGCATTTGATTATTGAACTTGGAGATGTTATGTGGTATGTTGCACAAGCATGTATCGCACTAAATATTTCCATGGATGAGGTGATTCATCAAAATGTTACTAAGTTACTTAAGCGTTATCCCGAAGGTGTTTTTGATGTATTTAAGTCCGAGAACAGGGCAGCGACAGACCGATGATGACATCATCATTGAATATTTCCAAGTATCAGAATTGATGGACACTTGGGTAGATGGATATAATAAAAGACCTCCGGTGTGCTAAATAATACAGAACAGGGGGGTTTTTTTCATGGCTACAGTTGCTCTTAGTGCCTTTACTTCAAGTTCTCATCAACTTGAATACATGATCAAATTTATAGAAAAAGTTGAAAATAAAGAACAGTGGAAACTTGGTGCATCTGGTAGTGAAGGTGTTGCTACAATTGGTTATTCAAATCAAACTAAGCAAACAAAATTTATTAATGATTTGAAGTCTGATTTTGTTGGAACTTTGCAGAAGAAAAAAGTTAAAAGTTCAATAATGTTGCCAACTACTTCTGGTGTTGATGTTTCTTTATCTAGACTTTGGAGAGAAGAATTAAAGGGCACCAGAGGTTCTGCTGGCGGAGGAGGGATAGAAAAAAAAGACATTGAAGTTCTCAGTGAGGCAATGTTTTGTTTTTACTTTGCAGTATATCTGCACAATAAACAAAAAAAATATTCTCCTATTGAATGGGAAGCAATTAATACTTCTCAAGAAGCAAGAGCACTTTTAATTAAATATGGACTTACATCTAATTGTGGTAGGATGTTATTAGATAATGAATTTAATTCTCGTGTTTCTAAAGTTAAAATTTTTCTAAATCAAAAGGGATGGCATAATAGACTAGTTATGCAAATGAATGCCTTTTTTGCAAAATATAGTTTTAGTGGTAGTAATTGGTTTGTTATGAGAACGGATGTAATACCACACCAATATAACCCCTATATTTTATACGATGCTTGTGCAAATAAAGCTAAAAGGGCATTTGATTTCAAATCTGCAACAGATTCAAATAAATGGAATCCTGCAGATGTTTGGATTTTTAATCCTCGATCTATTGCAGGAATGAAAAAATTTTTATCAAAGACAAATCAATTAAATAGTCTAACCCCAAATTATGTGGTTGGATATTTAACTGCTGTTAACAATTATATATCTTCTCAATATAAACAAAAAAATTTATATCCCGTATCATTAAAAGCTCCTTCTGCAACTGTGCATATTAGCGAAGAAAATTATAGAGGATCTAGTTACCATAAAGTTGTTCATTATAAACATGTAATTTTTACTAATGGTAATCAGGATGCTAAAATCCAATTTAGTGTAGATATAGTAGATAAAATCACCAATCAAATAGCTAAAAAAAATTATATGGTTGGTAATATAAAAACAAAAACAGCTGAAAATGGAGGAGCAAGATTAGAAATAGAAGTTGTATCTGGCGGCGGAGGAGGAGCTAGATATGGTTCCGCTGGCACTGAAAATTATTCGTGGATTATTAATGAGACAGATTCATCGGGAGTTAAAAAACTAAAAAAACTTCGCAGTTCACAAACTGCAATTAAAGAACATTTCCCCGAAGGTAAAATATGGGCAGGTGGATTGCATTATTTAAATCTGATAAAACGTCAATCAATTAAACCATCAGATTATCCTGCTTGGGAAAATTATTGCAATCTTTTATTTAATGAAATCACAGGAGATAAAGGAACAACATTTGATGTTAGTGCAATTAGAGGTGCTAATACTCCAATGGAACAACTGAAAGTATTGCTCAATAAAGTTGCTGCTGGCGAAATTGGGTTAGCAATAAAAGATATTACCAGTAGATTAAAAAGAGATATTACAGTTGAAAATTTATATGACCTTATGGCATCACAAAGATATTCCGCTGGAGTTAGACCCGAACAATTGCAAAGAAGATTAAAAACATACGGAAATGAATTTAAAACTGAAATTGAAAGTCTTCCACCTTCTCAATCTAAATTGGTATATGAATCTTGTTTTCATGTCAAAGTATATTGAGATAAATATTAAAAAAGGAATACCTAGATAAATGAAAAGTTATAGAGATTTTCTAAGCGAAGCAAAGAAGAGTGGTGCTGCAGCCGAGGCAGAGAAACTTGGACTTGTTCACGTTGGTTATGGTAAATATGCAAATCCTAGAACTAAAAAAGTAGAGTATCGTTCTGATGGAGGAATGAAACTTTTAAGAATTTCACCTGAAGATTCAGGGCTTCCTACTGATCATCCTGCGGCTCCAGAGCAAGACCCTGCTAAAGCATCAGATCAGGGAATGGCAATTACTTTGACATTTGGTAGATTTAATCCACCCACAATTGGTCATGAGAAACTAATTCGGCAGGTTGCTAGTTATGCAAAGGGAGACTTTAGAATTTATCCATCACGTTCTCAAGATCCTCAGAAGAATCCTCTTGATCCAAATACTAAGATTAAATGGATGAAGAAGATGTATCCTGACTATGCTGATGTAATTATTGGTAGTGAGAAACTGAGAACGATCTTTGATGTTCTTAAGGCAGTAGAAGCAGAAGGATATACTGAAGTTAATATTGTAGTCGGTGGTGATAGAGTATCGGAATTTCAAAACCTTGCACAGAAGTATAATGGTTCTCTTTATAATTTCAATAATATTCAAGTCATTTCAGCAGGCGAAAGAGATGCTGATGCTGAAGGTGTTAGCGGGATGTCAGCTTCCAAGATGCGTAAGGCAGCAGTAGAAGATCAGTTTGAAGTATTTTCAAAAGGTATTCCTGATACATTGAAGGATGCTGATAAAAAAAGATTATTTAAAGATTTACAAGATGCTATGCATACTACTTCACCAGTAGCAGAGTGGAGATATGCACCTAAGTTAGCATATGATATGCTAAGAGAAGCATATTATCAAGGTGAAGTATTCAAAGAAGGTGCAATTGTTCAACATTTAGATACTGGTATTGTTGGAGAAGTCATTCACCGTGGTCCTAACTATGTTATTTACGTTGATGAATATGATAATTCTCATCGTGGGTGGCTTACACAACTATCTGAAGGTGCCGATCCTAAAACTCAGTTGGAGATTGGAACAGATAAATATCGTGATTATGTACAACAACTTACTCCAGGTCAACCCAAAGTTACTTTTGGTGGTTGGATAAAGAAAGTAAAAATGACTAAATAATAGAAGGAAACGAAAAATCGCAAAGAAGTAGAAATGTTTACTAACAATTTTAAATTAGACCAAATTGATAAAATTCTAACCGAGATTGGATATCTTTCAGAAGAAGCAAAAGATGAAAATGCCGCTGGGGAAGATCAAGAGCACAAGTATCCTAAGAAGTCTGGTAAAAAGTCGAAAGACTATGATGGTGATGGCACTGTAGAAGACGAAACCGACGAGTATGCTGGTGTTAAAGATCGTGCCATCAAGAAAGCAATTCGTAAGAATTCTAAAGATGATGTAGAAGAATCGTGCGGGTCATCATATGAAAAGAAAACAAAGAAGAAAATGATAGAAGATGTAGATTTTTCTTCTATACTTGATGAACTAACAGATGAAGATCTTCTATTCCTTTCTGATGAACTAATTGAAGAAGTTGTTGAAGAAGTTTTCTATGAAACTCTAGAAGAAGGTTTTGAAATTGATGAACTAGAAACCCTTCTTATTGAGCAAGTTGAATCTGAACTGACCTATCTTGAAGAAGCAAATGTAACTCTGGGTCATGACACTAAGCAAGATGCTGGTTCAGCTGCCCGCGAACGTCTTCTATTAAAGAAACCAGAAGAGTCAAGTAGAACAAGCAAGCTTGCAAGAGTAAAGGATGCGGTACATAAAGTTGCTTCAGGTGCTAAGGCAATTGCCAAGAAAGTTGCTGGTGCTACTGGTGAAGTTGCTGGATCTCTCGTTACTGGTTATAGAAAAGCATCTGCAGCAGCAGATAGATCTTCATCTAACACAGGATCAAAATACAGACAAAGATCTTCGTCTGTATCAGGAACTAATGTATCAGGAACTAATGTATCAGGAACTAA